CAGGAATGCACCCGCACAGAAAACGTGTTCGCCTTCTTCTTGGTGTTAGATCCAGCTGGCAGGCGACCATAGCGAACAATGTTGTTACCGCTGGCATCCGCCTTCATCAGCTTGGCCGCAACCATCTTTTGCAACACCGCGTCAACCAAATCGCGGTTATGTGTGTCGGGATCTTCGGGATCTAGCAGCACGCCGATCTGATGGTTACCGCTGGATGTCTCAATGACGTAGCTGGGCGAACCCATCAGCTCGTTAGGGTCCGCATCGTCAGCCAACAGGACGGCTAGGCGTTCAAACTGGTCTTTGGTGCGGCGGGGCTTGTCGCCGCGCATCAGCGCCACGCAAAAGAAGTTGTTATCGTTGCCGCGTGCGTCGATCAGGGTCCGCTGCGCAGGCGATCCGCGCCATGCAGAGCCAGCCCATGCAGAGCCGTCTACCTCACCAGGATCGGCGCGGAAACTGGTGGACCAGCCATAGGTTCCCGCTGTCTCACCATAAATGGCGGACAGAAACTCGCTGTTTTTCATGGCTACAGGCCAGCGAGATCATGCAGGCTAATATCTATATTTCTGTGGCTTGCCCAAAGGAGTAATTCGGGCCAGTATTTTTGCGGGATGTTGCCCCCGGTGGTGCCAGGACCAGACAGGATCCAGCGGCTAACCGTGCTGGCATTGACCTGTATGATACGAGCTGTCGCTGCTACGCCACCTAGGCGCTTGACGACGGAATAGGCTGGCTCTTGCCGCCCCTTGATGTGACCCATGATGTTCTCCTGCGATGAGCATAGGTCCGCACCGGATTGTTTGTCTATGTTAAAAAAACAATTTGCAATCCAAGAACGATGAGGATTAGCTAGGGCTATTCGAAACCGGAGCATGAACCATGAGCAACACAGAAACCCAACTGATCGCCCTAGCCGAAGCCTGGACGCAAGCCAAGGAAACCGAACGAGCCGCCAACGCAGCCCGCATCAAAATCGAGGAAGACATCATAGCCATAACCGGAGCCAAGGAAGACGGTCGCGAGACGCACAATTTGCCAGACGGTCTGAAAATCATCGTGGTCGGCAAGCTGACCTACAAGGGCGACCTGGTAGAGATTGCGGATCAAACTGCTGATTGGCCTGACCAATACAAGATTGTCCGAACCAAGCTCGAACTTGATGAGCCTAAAATCAGAAAGATTCGCGACGTGAACCCGAGCCTATGGAAACGGATCGCTGAATACATAGACACAAAACCAGCCAAAACCGGCATTTTGATTGAACGGAACCCGAAATGAGCTTTGACCTAAAATCCATCAGCAAGAACGAGAGCATTAGCGCCCCTAGACTTGTTGTTTATGGCGTCGAGGGTATCGGTAAAAGTACCTTCGCTGCCGGAGCGCCTAACCCGATCTTTATCCTAACCGAGGACGGGCTAGGCTCTCTGTCCGTTGCGCACTTCCCCGTCGCCAAAACCTTTGCCAACGTGATGTCAGCTATCGCCACGCTGCATGATGAGGACCACGACTTCTATACCGTCGTGATCGACAGCCTGGATTGGCTGGAGAACATCATCTGGCGTGAGGTCGAGGCGGCACATGACGCCAAGGATCTAGCCTATGGCAAGGGTGCCATCATCGCAGCGGATCGCTGGCGGCAGGTTCTTGAAGGCCTGGACGCGCTACGACTGCATCGCAAGATGGTCGTGATCTTGCTCGCGCACACCACCATTAAGCGGTTTGATAGCCCAGAGGTTGAACCCTATGACCGCTATCAGCCGAAGCTACAGGAGCGGTCCAGCGCGGTCATTCGCGAGTGGGCAGATGCGCTGCTTTTTGCGAACTACAAGGTCATGGTGAAGAAAGACGACGTGGGTTTTAACAAGACCACGAACCGGGGCTTTACCACCGGAGAACGCCTGCTGTTTACGAACGAACGGCCTGCGTACATGGCGAAAAATCGCTATGCGTTGCCTGACTCGATCCCGCTTTCCTGGGATGCCTTTGAATCTTCAATCGGAGCCTGAAATGCCTGAGATTAACTTCGACCTTAGCGGCTATGAGATGTCCGCGCCCACGTCCTTCGATCCTATGCCTCCCGGTGACTACGTTGCTATCGTCACCAACAGCGAGCTGAAGGACACCAAAGCGGGCGATGGGCAGTATATCGAACTGACCATGCAGATCGTGGACGGTGACCATAGCGGTCGCCGGCACTGGGAACGCCTCAACATCATCAACAAGTCCGACAAAACCCAGGAGATCGCACGCGGTCACTTGAACGCGCTGCTTAAGGCTTGTGGTGTGCCCAACGCCAAGAACACGGAAGAAACGCACGACGTGCCGTTTACGCTGTCGCTGGATCTAGACCGCAAGGAGCCAACCCGTAACCGCATCGTGGGCTATTCCCGAGCCGGAGCAGCCCAAGCCCCCAAGGCAGCGCCTAAGATCGGCGTTCCCGAAAAGCGCGCCTGGGAGAGGTAGACATGCCTGTGGTGCCTGATCCTGAGAAGACGACGGCCAATGCTATCTATGCGTGGCACGCCGAGCGGAAGGACGATTTCCGCGAGCATCTTGGTGCGTCTCTGATCGGGCACCATTGCGACCGATACCTGTGGCTGACGTTCAGGTGGGCGTTCAAGCCTGAGTTCCCTGGACGGCTGCTACGTCTATTTGAGACGGGTAAACGCGAGGAGGAGCGGATTATCAACGAGCTTCGCGCTATCGGCGTGGACCTACATACTGAAGAAGACGGCAATCAGATTCAGTGCCGCGATGCTTTCGGGCATTTCGGGGGTTCAGTCGATGGCGTGGGTCGTGGTTTTCCCGAGGCTCCGAAGACCTGGGCTGTGTTTGAAGCCAAGACCATGAACGACAAGGCTTTCACCGGGCTGATAGCCAAGGGCCTGAAGGCAGAGAAGCCCGAGCATTACGCCCAAGTGCAAACCTATATGGGCTTGTTGAACCTAGAGCGTGCCATGTACGTCGCCGTAAACAAGAACAGCGACACGATCCATAGCGAATGGGTTCATTACGACGTAGGCGCGTTCAACCGTTCCATAGACCGCGCCGGCAGGGTGGTGACATCTACCTTGCCGCTAACCAAGGCCAGCGAAGATCCGAGCAACTGGCTCTGCAAGATGTGCGACGGCTACGACCTTTGCCACAAGGATAAGGTTGCCGAGGTCAACTGCCGAACCTGTTGCCATTCTACGGCGCAGGAGGGGGGCACCTGGCACTGTGACCTGCATAGCAAGCTACTTACCTACCAAGACCAGCTAAACGGCTGTGACGGGCATCTGATGATCCCGCCGCTGGTGCCCAATGCCGAGGCTGTTGACGGTGGCGTGAACCATATCGAATATAAGGACAAGACGACGGGCGAGACGTTCACGCAGGGCATTGGCTATGTGCCAAGCCTAGCGTTGGCGACCCGACAGTCTAAGGCTGCGGGCCGGCGCAAAGTACCCGGCATCCCGTTTGACGATGAAATCCCGTTTTGAGAGGACTGACGATGTGGATTTTTAAAGATGTCAAAATGCTAGAGCGCGAACTTGCCGAGCATCGATCTGTGGCTGAGTCACGCAAAGTCTGGATCAGCATCCTTGAACAGCAAATCAGTCAATTAAAAGCCAAAACCCCTAAGCGCGATCCAAAAACGGGACGATATGTCATTCATAATCGGTAGCTGTGAGAAGTGGTTCCCAGGATTTATACGCCGGGAATATACCCGTAATTTACAGGACGGGCATGGCGACTATTACGCTTGCTTCATCCACGGTTTGCGGGTGATCCAAGGCCGAAGCCTGTATTTCCAGTGCGTGATGTCGGATGACGCTGTGGCGGGTGCCGGGTTTCTAGCACCGATTGAGGCGTTCTGTTGGAAGATCCCCGAGGCACCCAGGACCAAGGGCGTGTTGGTAGACATGACATATATCCAGCCGTGGGATAGTTTCTCAAGTACCTTTGGCGTTCACGAATTTGATTTCCACCGCCGCATGAAGGCGCTGATCCTGCCTGATCGTATCCTGGCACGATACAGGTTTAGCATCGACTTTGAGGGTTCTGCGCTGTCTGAGTATGGCGAGCAGCATAAACACCTACACGTCATGGAAATGGAAAACGGCCAGATTGGCGCGTTCCCGAATAACCGCATAATCTGGTGCGACCCAGCGTTCTGGGAGCCAATGACCGAGCGCCCTGACTTCATTGCCCTAGCGGGCGAATATATGGCCGAGTGAGGCAACATGATCACACGCAAAATCAAACGTGTTTGGAACTACGCCAAGTTTGTTTTTTGGGGCGTTCGAACCAACCCGCCTAGGGCCAAGGAACATTATGTCCCACCGCCTAAAGAGGAATACCCATACCCAGGCGCAAGGTTTCGCAATTCCTCAATAGCGGACATTATTAAGACCAACATTGAATCTCGAATGTCTGAAAACGAACGTCCCCCTATGAGCAAGAATGAATTGCTCCGTCGCCTAAAGGAACGTCAGAAATGACCGGACGCATGGCACGCAACAAAGGCGCACGCGGTGAGAACGAGTTGGCCGCGATGCTGACCGATCACCTAGGCTTCATTGTAAAGCGGAAGCTGGGCCAAGCGCGGGATGGTGCAGACGACATTGAGATCGGCAAGTACCGCATTGAGGTCAAGCGCCGTGAGACGCTGGCGATTATGCAATGGGTACGCCAGATCGAAGCCTGCACGCCAGAGGATCAGGTGCCCGTCGTAGCCTTCAGACAGAACGGCCAGGAGTGGCGAGTCATCATCCGTATGAAGGACTTCCTGCCGCTGTTGAGCGAAGACCTTGCAGGCTCTTAAAGTTTTAGATTTGTTTAGCGGCATTGGCGGCTTTAGCCTTGGCCTTGAGCGCACTGGTGGTTTTGAAACTGTAGCTTTTTGCGAGATTGAACCGTTTCCCCGCGCTGTGTTGAAGGAGCATTGGCCTGATGTCCCGTGTTACGAAGATGTCCGCACCCTCACCGCAGACCAACTCCGATCAGATGGCATTGCCGTGGATGTCATCTGCGGAGGATTCCCTTGCCAAGACCTCAGTTACGCCGGGAAGGGCGCAGGGCTTGAGGGCGCAAGATCAGGATTATGGAGCGAAATCGCCCGCTTGGTTGGCGAGCTACGACCGCAATACGTCATCGTGGAAAACGTCTCAGCACTCCTTAGTCGAGGGCTTGGACGAGTTCTTGGAGACTTGGCCGAGATCGGGTACGACGCGGAATGGCATTGCATACCAGCTTCCGCCGTTGGCGCTCCGCACATACGGGACAGGATTTGGATCATCGCCTACCCACAGCATTCCGACACCGACAGCGCAGGACCATATAGAGCGCCAATCTACCAGCACCTCAGTGCTGAATTACGAAACCAACAAGAGCGTGAGCCTGGATCGGTTTGCGAAAATGTGGCCGACGCCAAGAGCCTCACCAAACGAGAACAGACAGACGAAACTGACGCCAAGCCAGAAAGCGGGGAAGCACGGAATCAATTTGGCGGCGGCGGTTCACCTGTGGCCGACGCCAAAATCACGGGATTGGAAGGACGGTGCGAGCGCCGGGACATTTCAACGGTCATCTCCCGATTCGGGCAAAGTAGTGGGTCAATCAACCACAACTGGCGCACTGAACCCGACGTGGGTCGAGTGGCTCATGGGGTTCCCTTTAGGGTGGACCGTCTCAAAGGCTTGGGAAACGCGGTTGTCCCGCAAATCCCAGAAATCCTTGGCAGGGCAATCTTAGCTAACGCATACCGTTACGAAGCGTCGCAGCCAAGATAGCCGTAATAGCCATCTGAGAAGCCTGGATCACCGTAGCATCGCCCGTCAGGTAGCTTGCGCCTGCGCCGAGAATCGACATAGCCGCCACAACGTAGGTCTTCTTACCGCGTAGGATACCAAACATAATGTTCTCCTTTAGGGTGTTTTACCCGCCTGTAGTTCGGCCAGCGTCAAGCCGCCCGTCCATTGGAAGTGTGGAAACTCTCGCATAGTGCGCCAGTTGCCCGCCCACTCAAGCCCCTGCGCCACGCCTAGAGCGCCCACCTTCTGCCAGAGTGTAGCATCTTCGCCCGTCGTACCCCAAACGGGCTTGCCGTTGCGCAGTGGCACGACATCGTAGGCAAGGCGGTAGTTGTGCATCGACTTACCCGGCCTAGCCTTGGTGACGACCCTGCCGGGGGTAGTGCGTCCTTGGGCGTACAGCACAGCCTGCTCTTCGGGACTGCGGTAGGTCGAGGTGATGATCAAAGATATGCCCGCTTCCTCACAAGCCGCCATGTGCGCACGGCACTTGTCCTGTACGGTCGGATGCAGGTCTTCGATCTTCCGGCTCATGCGATAAACTCCTCAAGGGTGAAGTGCTTACTTAGGTTCATTTTGTTTCATCGCCCTGCCGCCAAGGACGCCGACAAAAGCACCCACAATGGTCTGGAACGCCGGTCCCAAGATTTTGAAAATCTCGGCATTATCAACGATATTGTCAAACAGCCCTGCCAACAGCACGAAAATCACAGAAGTCATCGTCAGCGACAGGGTGCCGATAACGACCAACAGGATGATGGTGTTCAGCCGCTCGTTCATGACTGCGCCACCTGCCACGCTATAGCCGCGAGTGACATGATGATGCACCCAGCCCCAGCCAGCAGGATGCTCTCCAACCGTTTCAGCCGAGCGTTAATGCTGGTGTAGCGTTCGGCGCACACCGCCTCGTGCGTGGAGAGCTTACTGCCGACTTCGGTTGCTGTGGTCATGGGGTCACTTAGGTTATGATGGCTAAAGTGTGGTTTCTTCCAGCCGTCACCGTAGTCCAGGCTGTCAAAGCGCCAACTTGTTTAGGCGAGGAGTAAGACGTTATGTTGCCAAGGCCAAGAATGCCGTAAGTGCCACTACCCCATCCCCATAACGTGCCGTCTGTCTTGACGGCTAATGAAAATTCGTTAGCGGCCTCTCCACCCGCCGCTAGTGTAGACCACGCCGTTAAAGCGCCAACTTGTTTAGGCGAGGAGTAAGACGTTATGTTGCCAAGGCCAAGTTGACCAAGTTGATTTCTACCCCACGACCAAAGCGTTCCGTCTGTTTTAGCGGCTAACGAAAAATTACTTTTTGACGATATTTTAGACCACGTTGTCAAAGCGCCAATTTGTTTAGGTGAAGAGTAATCAGTTAAATTGCCAAGTCCAAGTTTACCGTAACTGTTTGATCCCCATGACCACAGCGTGCCATCCGTTTTAATGGCTAACGAAAAAGCACCGGAACCTCCCGTTGATATTTTAGCCCACGAAGTCAAAGCGCCAATTTGCTTAGGTGAGGAGTAATCAATTAAGTTACCAAGGCCAAGTTGACCGTTTCCATTTCTACCCCACGACCAAAGCGTTCCGTCTGTTTTAGCGGCTATTGTAAAATTG